CAGGGCCAAATGGCACAATCCACCTTGCAGTGGATGGGAACTTAACGATCATTTCCGCTGGTTGTGTAGCTATAAAGATGTTACGCCAGAATTTTTCGACCCCCGTTTCTGGTTTCCGCGCCTATTTGAGCGGCTGAATGAGTTCCCGAAGTCGATGGGCTTGATGTTCGGCGCTGGCGTAACTCCGGAAATTAATGAGATATCTTTCCATGAGTGCGATGAACTTATAGCGGAAGCCCCGCACCCTTGCCTTGCGCTGTGCGCGGCGATAGAAGCACTGGAGGGGAAATGACAGGGGTCGCGAAGACAGGTAAATACAAGTTTTGGGAATTTGTCTCACAGAATGAACGGTTGGCACAGAATCATACGCTCAAGGAGTTGGGGCGCGCGCTTTGTGGTAATGAGGATATAATCCTTGTCGGTAGGGCTTTGTATACCACGGAGTGGGTTTTTAAGAAGTTGTTGGAGAAAGTCGTGCCGAGTTTTGTTGTGATTCACAAAGCGGGTGGATATCGATATGAAATCGAGAACGCACGGGTGCAGTTGATGTCATGGGAAGGGCCTGTCGAAAGCTTATACGGGAGAGCCGCAGTGATATTTGATATTGAGGAACTTGAGGATGAAGCGCGGGGCGAGGACGCCGGTAAACGCCTGACCGGTAATGCGGAAACACTGGAGGGGGAATGAAAAAGCGCCTTCTGAAAAAGATGTGCTCCGATCCGGTGACATTCTCGCTGAATGTGTTTGGGCGCGGAATAAGTCCGTGGCAAAGGCGGGCGCTGCGGAAGATGCTGAAAAAGAGGCGGCGTCTGATAGAGAAAAGCAGGCTCCGCGAGGAGCGCGCCTTGAAGAATTTTGGTCGTATAATAAGAAAGATGGAGGCTGAATGTCGGAAGCAGATGGTAAACGCCTGACTAAAACGCAAAGCCCCGGAGCGGGAATCTCTGGGGCTTTGCGGGGTCGCTCGAATGGTCAGTAAACAGGAAATGGCAACGTACGGACACTTTAAGAAATTGACGCCTGACTCGATTCTCGCAAACCCTTGTCAAATGGTTGCCCGACCAGGACTCGAACCTGGAGACTCCTGATCCAGAGTCAGGCGTTAATGGACATGGAAGCGCACTCAAACCTAAGCAGGACACGCATTTCCCGCGAACAGTGCGCAGAAATAATTTGAAGTTTTTGAAGAATGTTTCAGAATGATGGCAAAAAGATGGAGGTGAAGGATGAAAACCATCGTATCGATTATCGTTTTGCTGTTTGTTTTCACACTGGCGAGTCTGGCGTGGGGGCAGGATCCCGTGCCCCGCCAGTTTGATTTACCAAAGGACGAAAAATACAAACACTTTCTTCAGATGCAGAAACAGATGGACCAATGGGAAAAGGAGGACACGGCGCTACGCAGACACGCGGGATGGAGCCAGCCCTTGCACTACTTAGGGGGGATAACTCCGCACGAGCAATGGGAGAATGACGTTACCTCTCGCCTTGCTCGGCTCGAACAGCAGGTTGACAGCCTGAAAGGGGTGGTTAAGATGGCAGAGACAGCAAATGATAGGCTCCGGGGCGGGATTGACAGCAAGGGTTTCATTTATGGTTTTGATCCGGCCCACGTCACTGCAATATGGGGAACGGAGAAAAGCACGACGCTTCTCATTGTTGACGGCGAGAAAATCTGTCTTATGGAACCGGCCGAAAAGGTTGCCAAAAACCTGGGGATCAAAATCACAGCCGCGCCGTAAAGGGGCAACAATCAAGCCACAGCGACACACGAGGGGTGCAAAAATGGAGATGAAAACAAAATCAGCAACCAACTGCGTATTCGCCGATAACCAATCGAGGGTTTGCAATATCCTGTTTAATCGGACGGTAGAGGGCCAGGATTTTGAAAGTGGGTATGGATGTCCCAAAGGGAAGGCGTTGCCCTTGCGTTGCCCGCTGAGACAAGGCCCGATAACCGTAAGCCTGCCGGAGAAGCGACAAAAGAGGCATACGTGAAAAGATGACGGTATACAGCGCCGAACAAGCCGCCGCCGGGCGGCTTTTCTTTTGCCCCTATTCCTGAGAAATCCGCTCAAGATTTTTCTTGACTTTGAAACCTGTTATAATTATATGTTATGCAAGTTGGATATTGCATTACACCAGATTATATCAGGGGATTGAATGTCAAACCCGGCTGACGCCTACCTGAGATTCAAAACCGACGCGCTCCGCGAGGAATGGGAGAGCGATGATATTCACCCCGCGCTCCGCGTCCTCGTCTATCTCGCTGCGATGCTCCGCTACCGGCAGACTGGCAAACCTGCCTTCATAACATCCCTACTGCGCACCGGCGATTCAGCCAGTCCTCATTGTGCCCGCCCGTGCCGTGGCGCAGACCTCAGAACTAACGACATATCAGCGCTGACAGCCCGTGAATGGGAGGCCGAAATCCGCGCCGCCGTGCTATACATGGGGGATCGACATAGCGCGCTGTTCCATGACGTGGGCCAGGGCGCACATTTGCACCTGCAAGTTTCTCCGATAGAACCGGACCCGCGAAAGGCGGAAAAATGAAATGGGACTGGATGAAAAACAAATCCAACCGAACGGTTATTGTTGTTGCGGTTGTTAATGTTGTGGCGGCCGTAACCGGCTATCAGCTGCCGGAATGGTTCAACGAGGCCGCGCTGGGCATCTGGGCGATGTTCTTGCGCCAGGGCGTGCTGAAATCCGGGCCGGGAGCGTGACGTGAATGATTCTGCTGCGTATTGCCAAACTGCGACGGAATGCCCCGAGTGTGGTGCCTATGCGGTATGGCCGACACTCCAAGAGGAGGGAGCGCCCGGAACTTATATTCAGCATCATCGGTGCGACGCTTGTGGGCACACATACGCGACAGAGATTACAATAACCGTTTATGGTTCACAGCCTTCCGACGGATGGATGGTTGTGAACGGTATAGGGGCGGGACATTGAAAATCAACTGGAAAACATTTGGGCGCGTGGTGCTGGCAATCGCTTCTGTCGGGTGCTCCGAGCTGGCAATCGGCATGATCGGGCGCGGGCGTAGGGCGCAGCACGCCGGGCAGGTAGGCGGCGCGATAGTCGATCAGCTTCAGGGCGCGCTTGAGGGTAAGAAATGCCCCTCGTGCGGGGCGAAAAGCCCGGCGAACGCCGCTTTCTGCGGCCAGTGCGGGGCAAAGTTTTGAGCAGGGGCTTTTCGGCGTTGTACAGGGAGCCTCTACGCCGCCTCTGAGCACAAGGACGTGCTTGGGGGCAAAACATAATGGGGCGGGTCCAGGAGCAACGGCGTCAAGCGAGCAAGCGCGGCAACGTCTAATCGGATAGGCTCGGCAGGCAGTAAGCCGTAAGACCAGACACAAGAGCTGAGGCCGAAGCGCCCGCAAGGCCCAAAGGGCCAATGATAGCAGCCGTGTTAGCCCGCCGCCCCTCAAATATCCCCCGTTGCGCACCGGGCAATGTGCGCGGCCTCCGGGACCGGGAGCGAGCTGTAAAAAGCCGCTCCCGTTGGCTAAACACTCAACCGCAGCGTGGGGCATTATGGGCGAAAGACATCATCCTTGTGAAGAGGATAGCGGCGTTTATTGCCCGCAAGCCCCTACAATTGCGGTGCTGGCGCAAAAGGTAGAGGACACCGACAAGAGAATATCTCGGATCGATTACAACACGGAAAAGATATTTCAACGCCTGGACCTTCTCGCTCCTGCCGTCGCCCGACTCGAGGTAAAAGCTGGCATGTGGGGCGCTGTGGGCGGGCTACTCGCTGGCGCGGTCATGATCGGCGGAATGATCCTTAAGGGGTGAAGCATGGACGTACTCGGTGATGGCGCTTTGATGTTCTTCGGCGCGGCGATTGCGCTGATCAGCTATGCTTTGGGCGTGTGGGACAGGAAACGGTGAGGGGAAAGATGAACCAGGAACCGGTTGTTGGACAGTTCTTTAGTGCGAACCGGCGGGCATGATGGCAAGGCCGACTAAATACACGTTCGGGCGGATCAAGCGCCTGCTAAAGTATTTGCGCACCGGGGGGAGTAAAAGTGCGGCTTGCGGAGCGGCGCTTATTCACGTCGATACTCTATACGATTGGGAACAAAACCATGCCGGGTTTTCCGAAGCCGTAAAAAGAAGCATGCTGATCGGGGAAAGGCGGTTGCTGTCCGGTGTACTTTTTGCCGCCCACAACTTATCGGATAAGCAATCCCTGACGGCCAGCATGTTCCTTCTGAACACGGTTCATGGTTACGCCCGACGCACGGACGTTGAGCACTCCGGGGAAATGACTGTCAAACATGAGCGGACGGAACGGGAAATCGCAGCCGAGCGGGAGCTTGCAAGACTCACGCCAACGGGCCGCAGAGCGGTTCTTGACGCTTTCCGCGACACTTTCAAGAATTGAACGTAACCGGCTATTCTCCCGGCTTGACTTGCAATGGTTCGGGGAAGCGTACTTCCCGCACTACTTCACAGATGAAACACCGGAGTTCCACCGCGAACTCTATGTTCTTTTCCAGGGCAGCGTCACAAGGGGCGGGACGCGCACCGCTATTGCGGCCCCGCGTGAGCACGCGAAGAGCACGGCAATAGCCCTGATCGGGCCTCTTTGGTGCGTATGTCACCCCGATCTGGCGCACAAGCATTTTCTTTTGATCGTGTCTGACACACAGGGGCAGGCAAACGCCCGGCTGAATGAGATAAAGGAAGAACTTGAGAATAATGCCGATCTCAAGGAGGCTTACCCCTCAGCTTGCGGAGTTGGGCCGCGCTGGACGGAAGATGAAATAATCACCGCCGGCGGGATCAAGATAGTTGCCCGCGGGACGGGCGGTAAGGTGCGCGGGCTGCGGCACGGCCCGTACAGGCCAGACCTGATAATAGGTGACGACCTTGAGAACGATGAAAACAGCGTCACGCCCGCACAGCGGGACAAAATCACTTCCTGGTTCTACAAGGCGCTCAGTAAGGCGGGCGGGAAGCAGACTGACATTTTCGTTCTCGGCACGGTCATTCATTATGACAGCCTGCTACGCCGTTTACTTGCTAATCCTATGTTTCACGCTCGCCTGTATCGGGGCGTTATTCGCTGGGCCACAAACGGGGCGCTGTGGGAGGTCTGGGAGCGGCTACTGACAGACAGCGCTTTGGCTGAGAGTGAACGGGAAGCGCAAGCGGAAGAGTTCTACGAGCAGCACAAGGAAGCGATGCTTGAAGGGGCTGAGGTGCTATGGCCCGCGCACAAGCCCTATGTAGACCTGATGCGAATGCGGGTGATGGAAGGCCCGGCCAGTTTTGACAGCGAGATACAGAATGAACCGGTCAACCCTGATGATTGCTTTTTCCAAGAGGAATGGTTTCAGTATTTCGAGCCGGAGCAGCTCGAACGGAACCAGATTATCATTACCGTCGCCGCCGTCGATCCGTCTCTCGGTATGGCAGGTAAGAACCATGATCCGAGCGCGATTGTTTGTCTTGGCCGTGATACGGCGGGCTGTATGTACGTCCTGGAGGCGGACATTGAGCGCCGCAAGCCGGACAAGATCATCGAGGACGCTATCGATCTGCACCAGCGCCGCAAGCTGGACGTGTTAGGGGTCGAATCAGTGCAGTTCCAGGAGTTCTTCGCCGATGAACTGGCGCGGCGGGCAAAGGAGCGGGGCATATACCCACCGATGAAGCAAATACAGAGCACGAAAGACAAACTGATAAGGATACAGCGGCTCCAGCCGCTCGTGAAAAACGGAATAATCAAGTTCCAGCGGCGGCACAAGGCTTTACTCGATCAACTCAAGTATTTCCCGCTGGCCGATCATGACGACGGCCCGGACGCTCTTGAAATGGCCGTACAGATGATTGAATCCCTTGGCCCCGCGCTGCGGGTGAAGGCAACCGAAAGCCGCCTGGCGCGGCCTGACCTTGACCGGGTATTCGGATGAAAAACAAGCCTGATAACAAAGAACTTATCACAATAGAGCAAATAAATACTTTGCGGGATAAAATACTAAACTTTGTGCCCCTTCCCCCGCAGCCAATACCAGAACCGCTCGCACGCCTTGCTGATCAGATGGAAATGGTTAAAACTCCAGACGTTGCGTTATAGAATAGGATGGGGTTGATGGCATCTCGCAAAAACCTGCAAAACGAGTTGACGCCCTGGACGGATGAAAAATACCTGTCCCGCGTGTTCGGGAAGTTCCTGGATAACCCTGACCAGACGCTTGAGGAAAATAGCCGGGAAGGGATCGATCTTTACAATCGTATGCTGCGGGTGGACGCTAACCTTGCTGAATGTTTCCACAAGCGAACGACAAACGTTCTTTCGCTCGGATTCGACATCCTGCCGGGCGACGATAGCCCGCGGGCGGTTGAAATAGCCGAATTTATCGCTGAGGTTTTCGACGGCATCCCAAACCTGCCGGTAAGCCGCGAGCGGATGTTCAGGGGTATCAGCCACGGGTACGCGCCGTCGGAGATTATCTTTACCCCGCGCCCGGACGGGCGGATCGGTATTGCCGGTTTCCGGGGCCGCAATCCGGAGCGGTTCAGGTTCGACAAGGACAACAACCTTGTCTATATCACTGGCATGGGTATCCAGGGTGACGTTATGCCGCGGGAGAAGTTTGTTCTCAACACGTGGGGCGGCGATGAATCACCTTACGGCAACGGGCTACTGCGGGAGCTGTACCCGCTATGGCATTTCAAGTCCACCGGACTGAAAGCCCTGGTGCGGTTCGTTGAAAAGGCCGGGGCGGGCTATCTGATCGGGCAGTATCCGAAAGGCACACAGCAGGGCGAGATTGAAAACCTGCTGGACGCGCTCAAGCACATGAACTCAAATAACGTGGCGGCTATCCCGGAGGGCAGTAACGTCGATTTCAAGCAGGCGGACAATGCGAACGTAGTGAACCTGTTCGAGTTCATGATTGACCGTTTTGTCCATCAGGGCTATACCCTGGCAGTCCTGGGCCAGACCACCAGCACCGAAACACAGTCCGGCACGTTCGCCCTGGCGAAGTTTCAGAGCAAGGGAGAGCAACGGCTGATCGAGCAGGATGCGCAGTGGCATGAATCGCAGATGCAGCCGGTTGTTAAGTTCCTTGTTGATATAAATTTCGGGCCGCAGCCGGTCTATCCGATATTCAGCGTGCCCTATGAAGAAAACAAGGACATCGTGTCCATGCTGGCCGGGTACAAGGCCGCGGCGGAAGTTGGCCTGCCGATTCAGAAGCGCTGGGCGCTTGAGCAGCTTGGTTTCCCGATCCCGGAAGGACTTGAAGAGGCGGAACTGGATGAAATGCTCGAACTGCCGCAGCCCGTATCGCCTTTCGGCGGGTTCGGCGCGGGGCAGGAAGAAGAGCCCGATCCGGATGATGAAAAGGCTGACGGGCTGAGTGAGTCCGGCGGCAGGGTGCGGTTGAGCGAAAAAAAAAAGAATGCTTTCGCGGCAGAGTGGACGCGCCTGCTGGAAGAACTCACCGCCACGGCAAAGAAAACCGGCTGGGCCGAGTACGAAAAATACAGGGTAGACCTTGAGCGCCAGATAATGCAGGCGCAATCGTTCATCGAAATCAAAACCTGGACCAAGCCGCAAGCCGAGAAGTTCCTGACCGCGCACTTCCAGGACGTGATCCGGCAGGCGCAGTTGACCGGGCGGGCGCTGTACTGGCAGAACATAGCCAAAACGTTTACCGGGGATCCTTCATACCTTGATAAATGGCTGAAACAGCACCCGCAAGCGGCGAACCTGCCGGGTATGCTGGCAAAGCTGGACACGGACGCTGATCTGTCCGGGCTGGGGCTGATGAATGAGCGGAACGCCTGGCAGTTCTTCCGCGACAAAATACCCATGACGCGGGACGCATTTGACAGGCTATCCGAAAAAGCGAAGCTCAAGGCTTTCACGGTTGCCCGGCTGGAGGACAAGAATAGCATCGCGGCGATACAGGGGCAGGTGGACAAGGCTCTGTCAAGCGGGCTGTCCCTGGAGGACTTCAAGGTTGAGGCGGCTCAGATATTCGACGCGGCGGGGATAACGCCCGCGAGCAGCTATCATCTTGACACGGTGTACCTGACAAACGTTCACACGCAAGCCAATGCCGCCCGCTGGAATGAGCTGAAAAACGATACAAGCCCGTTGCGCGAGTTCTTCCCAGCGCTCAGATACGTGACGGCGGGCGATGAAGCGGTAAGGCCGGAGCACGCGGCGCTTGAGGGTGTAACCCTGGACAGAGACGACCCGGCCTGGAACACGATTTACCCGCCGAACGGTTTCAACTGCCGCTGTCAGGTGGTAGAGGTGGCGGCAATGGAGCTTGAGGATGGCAGCGAGAGAATGACGCAAGATTTCGCCGGGGGACGCCCGGATGAAGGTTTCGACCACCCGCCAGCGTGAGGTGAAACATGAGAGTAATTTTGATAAAAGACGTGCTTAATGTAGTGCCGGAGAATGAGGATGAAGATAAACAACTGAGGGGATTTTTCAAGGACGTGGATGAAGAGTGGAATGTATGCCCTCATTATGACGGCATGACCAACATGCACATGTTGACAATTCGAAAAGAACCAGCGCGGGGTGAAACTTGAGCGATGATAACAAAAAAGCAAAAGATATAATCCGGGCCTTGGTCGCCGTCATAAATAATGACCCGAACTATTGCAAACACTGTACGCTGATGGAAGCCGAGTTGTTTATAGGCGAACCGGACAGCCCAACACGAAAAAAAGAAGATTACTGCGGAGTATGCGTCCGTTTTAAGCGAGATACTACCGCATTAGTGCCTTTAGGGATTCAATGGCCGGGGAACTGCAAGAAAAACATGCCCCCCGTTGTTGTAGAAGGCCCGCGTGTTTTTGAGGGTGACTGGTGCAAGGATTTTGAACGGAGAGCCGAAGATGCTTGATCTTGCGACTGCCCCGGCCAGGCCGGACACGGACATAACCCGCGAGCAGCTTGAGGTGGGCTGGTGGGATATTGCGCGGGCCGGGAAGTGGAACGGTTCATCCGGCGGGGTGCCTATTGAGGTGACGCTTGCTCAGTCTGACATTGAGGCGATGGCCGCCGACTACAACCGGGACGTACAGGCCGCGCCGCTTACTATTGAGCATGTGCGCAGCGGCCCCGCGCATGGCTGGGTTTCCGCTCTCCGGGTTTCTGGTGACAAGCTCCAGGCCCGGTTTGAGAATCTATCTCGGGAGTTGCGCGAATGGATCAAAACCGGCGCTTATCGTTCCCGGTCCGCTGAGATTTATTCAAAGTTCAAGGCGACGGGCCGCGCATATCTGGGGGCTGTCACATTCTTAGGGGCTACCGCCCCGGCGGTCAAGGGGCTGGCCTTTGACCCGGTCATGTTCAAATCTGGCGAACAGCCGCAGATTGCAATAGACGCCGCCACTATGGGGCTGGCCGAAACTCTCACGGAAGGGGAAAACATGGACACGGAAGCCGTTGCGGTAAGCCTTTGGGAGAAAATCAAAGGCTATTTCAACACGGAAATCACCCTCAAGGACGAGGAGAGAAACAAGGTGGAACTGAGCGAGCAGGTCAAGGACTTGACGGCCAAGCTGGCGGCTGCCGAGGCTACGAATACCGCTCTCGTTGCGGAGCGGGACGCGGTCAAGGCGCGACTGGCCGAGTTCGAGAAAGACGCGAAAGAGGCACAGAACAAAGCGGCCCTTTCTGAGTTCGGCGGCAAGCTGGACGCCGCGGTTACGGCGGGGAAGCTCCTGCCGGCGGAAAAGGACCACTGGGTAAAACTGGCAGAGGCGCACCCGGAGCAGGCGGCGGAATATCTCGGCATGATCGAGGGCCGCGGCGCGAGTGTGCTGTTTCAGGAACTCACACCCGCGCCCAAGCCGGGTGACAAGCCCGCAGTGACGGGGCGATCCGCCGCCTTCCGCAACATCCCGGCTGGCGAGGATGAAGAGGACAACAAGGAGAGGCTGGCCGCGTGTGATCTGATGGATGCGGATGAAAAGCTGACCTTTGCCGAGGCGGTCAAGCGGGTACGTTCCGCCCGGTAGTAGCACGGTAGAAGTCTGACAATTGAATGGGTTCTCCCAAAGCCCGGCCAGGCAGCGGGGGACGCAAGAGAAATCAAGAGAGGCCGTTCGGGGCCGAACACCCGGACACGCCTCTCTTTTTTTCTGCCCGGTTTCCGGAACGCATTACACGAACAGGAGAAACAGAAATGGCTCTCAAGCTGCGCGAAAACATTATCGCGGACATGACCCTGCCTGTCGGCGGGGCCGCTTTGACCCGCGGCACGGCTGTTTACCTCTCTTCAAGCCTGGCCGTCTGCACCACCGCCTCAACCGACAAGGCTGTTGGGGTGAACGTCGAGAAAGATGAGGTTTCCGCAAATGCGACCGGTGTGCGGGTGGCATACGAGGGTGTGGTACAGTGCCGCGCTCACGACGGGGATATTTCCGAGGGCGAGTACGTGGTTGCCGTGGCAGGCGGGCGCGTGGACGGGGCCGGGACGCTGACAACGGCCTCACAGTACATACTCGGGCAGGCGCTCCAGGCGTCCAGCGCACAGGATCAGCTCATTGCCGTGCGGCTGTGTCTGAGTATCGCGCCGAAAGCGGCCGCTTAACCCGGCCTGATGCCGGTAACAACTGACAACTGACAACGACCCTTTATACGGAGAAACGGCAATGGCCGACAGATATGCAACTCAGAATCTCAACACCACTCTGACAGCGTTCGGGGCCGAGACGTTCCGCAACCTGCCCGGCGTGGCTGACATCCTGGCCCCCGTGGTTTCTGTGCCTACCACGACCGGGAAGTATTACGTCTTCAACGAAACGGAAAGCGCCCGCGACGATTATGACGCTATCCGCGCACCGAAAACCGAATCCCAGGAAATCAGCCGCTCGTACACGTCCGCGACGTACAGCGCACAGCAGTACATGCTGAAAGAGCTGGTGGCGGATGAAGAGTACGACAACGCTGACCGTGCCGTGATCGACCCGGAGCAGGACGCCGCCGGGCTGATTATGAGCAAGATCAGGCTGGGGCGGGAAATCCGGGTCTGCACGCTGCTTATGACAAGCGGCAACTACGGCAGCAACACCGCTGGGGCAACCGCGATCTGGAACCATGCCACAGCCGCCAGCGTCAAGATCGAGCTGGACTGTGACACCGCGCAACTGGCCGTGGAAAAATCCTGCGGGCAAACCCCCAACACAATCGTGATCCCGCCGCATATTGCAAAGGCGGCGAAGCGCGACAGCACGATCCGTGACCTGATAAAGTACACGGACCCGACGCTGCTGGTCAACGGCGACCTGCCGCCCACGCTATTCGGTATGCGGGTAGTGATCCCGAAGATGGTAAAGGACTCGGCGGACCCCGGCGTTTCAACCGCCAGTAAGGGGTTCGCGTGGGCCGACAACAGCGTCGCCGTGCTGTATATCGACCCGGTCAACAGCAAGCGCAGCCTGTCGTTCTGCAAAACCTTCCGCCGTCCGCTGGGCGGGCAGCTTGACGTTGCAATGTACCGCTACCGCAACGACGACAAGCACGCGAATGTGGTGGAGGGCGGCATCGAGGAGGTGCTGGCAGTGACGGCTTCCGGTGCGGGCTATCTGATAACGACCGCCTACACTTGAGATTGACTGATAACCGGCGGGGGCTGGAATGCGCGGCCCCCGCCTTTCCCCTGGAGAAATGATGCAAGTAAAACTGCTGAAACGCTGGCATCGGTTCGAAGGTTTACCGCCCGGCACGGTGGTGGATTTGCCGGAAGATGATGCGGAGTTTTACGCCCGCGTCGGAATGATCGAGCCGCTGGAAGTTGAACAGGGAGAAACGGTAGAACAGACCCCGGACGCGCAGAAACCGGGAAGGCGCTGGAAAAAGTAGAGCGTCGCTATACGGGCCTCTATGGAACGCATAGGAAGCCCTCTAATCAACGATCTAAGCCGGGTGCGGCTGGTAACACGGCCCAAAATGACCCGGAAAAGGAGTCTTTCAATGAGAAGCCCGTTTCGCTGGGCGTTCATGATGGTTCTGGCGCTTGTCGGCGTGGCGGGCGCTCAGATAACCCCTCCTCAGACCGCATCCTTCTCGGTGAAGGAATTTTCCTGGAAGAATGATCGAGGGAACGCCATTTCGACCGTCACGATTAACAACATGCGCCTGGATACCCTGCCAGAATTGTCAGTCCGGGCAATCCTCCAGGACACCGTGGTGGACAGCACGCATACGGTATGGGGCATAACGATCAGCCGCCCTGGATACCCGAATTACACCGAGCGGGACACGCTGTCCATTGTACAGCAGATGCACCTGCCGCTTAAATCGAGCGCATCCTATCTCCCCGACAGTCTGTTCTCTGTTATTCCGGTGATTTCGTCGCCCGTTATCGGCTCGGAAATGACTATCAAGCTCCAGGCCGTTGACCCGGATCAGGGTTATTTCATCCCTGTTGTGTTCGCCTCTGACACGGTTCGAGGCACGGCCACAGATACGTCTGATGCGATTTACCTGGGGCGCGGGATAAAGGAAGCCACGTTCGGCTTTACCAGCTCTGTTGAAACAGCGGAAGTGACCTATGAGGTGCTATACAATCTCGGCCAGGGCTGGGGCTTTGCCGTCCCCTCAGACACTTTGGCCGGGAAAACGCAGACTGATGATGTACCCCAAAACTACTGGGGCTATTTCAACTACGGCGCGTTATTGAACAGCACTTTCTGTAAGGTTGTACGCCGTGGCGAGGCTGAGGCTGACACCGGCTACGTGAGACAGAGTATACGGCTGAGTCCGAGGTAATAATGGCCTATTCGACCATATCCGATTTACAAAATTACGTCGGCCCCACGGAACTGCTGGAGCTTTGCACTACCGACAGCACCAAAACCGCTACGGATGCGGAAGTCACCGGGCCGGTCAACGAGGCTATTGAATCGGCGGATGCCGAGATTGACATGTACCTGCTGGCCCGCTGGCCGGGGCTGCGCTCTCTCGCCGCCGTGCCGCCGGTGATAAACAACTTCTCCGCGACGCTGGCGATATTCAGCCTGTACGAAAAGCGGCGCAAAGTCCCGCCCGGCTGGGCGGGAAAGGCCGCTCGTGTCCGGGAGTTGCTTGAAAAAGCCAATAGTGGCGAGCTTGTCTTGCCGGAAACCAGCACCGGAACGGTCGAAACCGAAACAACTGACCGCTTTGTCACGGATGCGCTGGACAATGATGATGATCTGAATGACAGCGACAGGCGGGTTTATACGAAAGACACGCTCTATCGCCTAACGGGGACTTATCACCGGGCTGAGGATGAATGAGGGGCACTAAGGGCGTAGACAAGATTCTTGCCGAGATTAAGGGGTTGGCGGAACGCACGGCCAACCCCCGGCCCGGCCTCGGCGCCGTTGGACGGATGGCCCGCAAGCGGCACGTAGGGTACTTCGATACTTCCGGGGAACAGACCATGCCGGGCGGCGGACCACCCGGCGCTCCCTGGCGCGGCATTTCAGAGGCGCGGGCGAAGTTCAAGGAAAAGCAGGGTAAAACAAAAAAACTCGTTTTCAAGGGCACACTGAAAAATCGCTATATGCACCGGGTTGCAGAATCCAGCGTCATGATCTACAACGCGGATGAACAAAAAGCGGAAGAACTGCAACACGATCTCGGCTTTACGGTCGTGGCGACAGACCCGGTAAACGATGATCCGGAACTTGTGGCGCAGTCCGAACAGATAATGCTCAACTGGGTATGGGACGGTAAAAAATAATGGCAACCTACAAACAGATAGGTGACGGGCTGATAACGAAACTCGTGGCGGTGAGCGGCTTCAACACCCGCACCGCTCTGCCGTTCACCGGCAGCGTCGTCGACTTCTACAATAATCACACCTGCAACACACCCTTTGCGCTCGTTGCCTTTGACGGGGCGGAATATGATGGATTTGTTAATGACAATACAATCGCCAACGAACGTGCACGATTCAAAATCACGGTAGTTGCTCAGGACTTGCGCGGTCAGGGTTACAGCATGGACGACAACAGCACCCTGCTGGACCTCATACGTGACGCAATCCAGGGCGTTTCGCTGACCTATCTCGTGGGCGCGGTCGTTACCGTCCTGCCCGGCCTGGAGCCGGTGAAACTTGAATTGATTGAACCGGATGCCGATCTGTCCGAGCTGGGCTTGACCGCCTATGTCTTTCGCGTATCAACGGCCCAGGTGCGGCAGTAACAATTACCCTGACAGCACGAGGTTGCAATGGCAAAAGTACAGGGAGTCTCCTCTAAGATAGCCTGGAGCATCAAAACACAGTCGGCATTCGGTACGCCGCTGGCAAAAACCGACCTGACAAAGTTCCTCAAGCTGGCCGATCCGGTCATAATCGACGACAATGCGGAGCACTGGTCAGACCGCGGGATGATCTCTCTCGGCCATGATTGGGAAACTCAGCGCGGCGTGTTGCGCTATTTAGTCAAGCTGGAAATACCGGTCCAGCCGATGCCGGTAGACTTCGCCGCTTTCCTGATCGCCCTGTTCTTCTCGAAAACCACGGCGGTAAACAATGCCGGCAGCTATACCCACACCTCGATTTATGACGCACTGGCTACCATCCCCACGGCGCTGGTTACGTCCCTGGCAATCTGTGAGGACGGAAACGATCAGTGTGTTCAGGATTTGTGCTGCACAAATCTGACAATCCGGGGTGAGGGATCGAACCGCATGGAGCTGGGCGCAACGCTGATCGGGTCAAAACTTGCCCCGGCGCTGGACACATATACCTGGCCGACAGCGGCCACGGCCTATTACGCCTATGCCAATGCGGGAGTATACACGCGGGCGACGGTGGATAAGAAGAGCGAACTGCGCTCGTTCGAGCTCGCCCTTGCCAACGGCGTAAGCCTGGACCTGTCATATCAGGGCGTTGCAACCGAGGCGCTGCGGCCGTATCCGCAGGTCTGGCGCTACACTCCGGAACGTTCGGTCAGCCTGAAAACCTCACTGCTGTCCGAAAGCGGCGATCTGGCGATCTTCCGCGCCGCGCAGAAGGCCGGGACTGAGGTTGCAACCGTGCTGTCATGCGTGGGCGAGCAGGTAGGATCGAGCGGGGAATACTACACCGTTTCGATCAACCTGCCGAAGGCGGTCTACACTGGCCTTGAGTACAGTTTCCCGAACGGCCTGTTGCAATGTGACCTGACCCTCGATGCGCACTATGACGCCTCGCCCGGTATCGCCAGCCCGATAGCGATTGCCTGCACCACGGCCGATGCGGCATACCTGACCGCCGCGAGCTGATAACCCTGGAGGATGTTGTGGCAGAAGAGAAGAAAAAGTTGTTCCGGCTGAAAGAGCCGGATGAAATACGGGTCAAGCTGCTGCTGGAACAGGACGGGGAAGAAATTGAGGTTTTCCATATCTTCCGCCCGCCGAACGCAGAGGACAAGAAAGCCTACTACGGCCACGGGGCATACCTGGAGAACGTTGACGGCGCGAGCAGGCAGTATTCCAACATGGTGGAGGCGGCGGAACTGCTGTATGGCCGCTGTATCAGGAACGTGGAAGGTTATGCCACGGAAGGTATTGCGGACTGGAAAAGTCAGATACTTCTGGAACACAAGCGGGCCGCAGTGGCGATGCTTATTTCCCGCGTGTCTGTTATCGGCGGGGAGATTGAAAAAAACTGAGGGTGGACATCCGCGCTGCACTGGCGCACGAGGATGCTCCGGATGATGTAAAGTACAAGGCGCGCCAGTGTGAGGGAAATCCGAATAAGTGTTGCGGCAGTCTGGGGAGCGGGCCGGACCCATGTAAGGGGTGCAAGGTCAAAGCGCATCTGGAGTACAGGCCCAAGTACAGCGCGACATTGCACTCCTCTTTTTTGGCCTGGTATGTAGAGACGTTCAAGCCGGATCCGGCCCGGCTGTCCTGGTTCGATACCGATTTGCTCCAGTTGTATCAGAGTACACGCGCTGAATACAGACGAGAGAAAGACAGGGATGGCGAGTAACGAGCGAAAGCTGGTTCTTCAAATCGAGTGGAAAGACGGCAAGGTTGTCACCCGCGAGATTGAACGGACAGCCGAGAGCATGAAAAAGCTCGAAAAGGAAGCCGATGCGGTAGATAAGGCGTTCAGCAAGGTCAAGATAGGCGCTGCCTCTACCGGAGCGGCTATCTTACTCATGGGTAAAAAATCCATGAATGAGTTTATCAAGGGTCAGGACGCCATTTTGATGATGGAGGGGGCGCTCCAGGCTCTCGGTAAATATACCCCGACGGCCAGCAGACGGATGCAGGATTTGGCTTCCGCAATATCGAAAGTCAGCCGATATGGGGATGAACAACTCCTGCCGTTCATGACTGAGCTTTTGACAATCGGCAATCTGAACGAAAACCAGCTTGGCCGGACCATGAAGGCCGCAATGGACTTCTCAGTCGTTACCGGCAGTCTCGGCACGGCAACCATGCTGCTATCAAAGGCTGCTGCGGGCAATACGACGCTGCTTGCTCGATATGGCATTGTTATCAATGAAACAATACCGCAAGCTGAAAAATTCGAAGCCGTGCTGAAATTTATCGAGTCTCGCATGGGCGGGCTGGAACAGAAGATGGCCGGCGGGCTGGGCGGGGCGTTCAAGCAGACGACAAACGCAATCGGTGACATGCTGGAGGAGGGTTTTTCGCCCTGGGAAGCTTCTTTGCAGAGGATTTTGAAGCTCACCCGCGAGATTGCTGAAGGCGCAACGAAACAGATGAAGGAAGCAAAATACGCGCCGCCGCCGCTTGAGGGCTTGCCCGCAATGGCTATCCCGGCGGGCCTACAGGCACGGATGGCGGCACGGACGGCGAACGATATGGCGGCACGCCTTCCTTCCGGGGCAAAGTTCATCCCGCGCAAAGGGTACGACCCTTTATCCGGTTACTTCCCCACTGTTATGGGACTGCCTACGCCCGTTATGTCTGAGGCTGGCGTTTCGATTTACGAGGGCATGGAGCGGGGCGTCTACGGCATGAATGAATTTAACCGGAAGCAGGCGGCCGACTTTGCGCAGCGCCGCGGGGCTTATAACCAGTCTTGGAAACAACAGCGGAAGGAAGTCCCCGGACTTACACGGATACCGTACGAATTTGAGAATATGCAGGAGCCGCTGGAAAATCTCGGCACTGTCGCGGAAGACTTGCAAGACAAGTATCTCGGGTTCGGCACTGCGTTGAGCGGCATGTTCGCCAATATCACCAGCGGCAGCGCGAGCGCGGGGCAGGCCATGAAAAAGGCAATGCTGTCCGCGCTGGCAGAAATGGCGATGAAGAAAGGCGAGTTCTGGGTACTGGAGGGCGCGGCGCAGCTTGCGGCGATGAACCCCGGCGGCGCGGTCATGATTGCAAAGGGTCTGGCGATGATGGCCCTTGCGGGCGGGCTGGCCGGGGGAGCCTCAAGGGGCGGGCGTTCCGGTGCGGCGGGCGGCGGCGGTTACAGCGGGAGCGGGACAACCGCCGGTTTCGGCGGGTACGGCAATTATAACTCCGGCCCCCGGATCGTGGTTATCACAGCCGACGGGCGCAATATCGCCAGCGGGACAAACGTTGACACGGTTCTTTCGCGTGCGGGCATTGACAGGCAGTTGCGCAACCGCATCCTGGAGCAGTCCCGCACCGGCGCGCTTGCGCCGAAAGCGAGCTGAGGCGATGGCTGAATACCCGCGCATACTTGCACAGAACAGACTGGCCGACGCCTCCAGCGTGTCATTCACGGACGGCAGCGGCAATGCGTTGACACAAGACAGTGTTTACCGAATTGCGCACCTGTACGACCTGTCCCGGCTGTCGGTCTGGAAGGGCGACGCCAGCGCGGCGGAACAGCGTCTCGTGTTCACGTTCGCGGCCCCTGTCGCGTGTGACACGTTTGTTCTGGACAAGAGTTTCACGCTCACGAGCGGAACGATCTATCTGGATTATTCCACGGACGGGGCGAACTGGACAAACGCCGCGAGTCAGGCGACGCCGGTTTCGACAACTATCTACTGGAAAGAGTTCACCTCTCAGACCAAGCAATACTGGCGGATCAGGATCACCGGCCTGACCGCGCAACCGCAGATATACAACGTCTGGTTAGGCGCGCGCATTGACCTGACATTCGGGCCGTCCGGGGATTTTGACCCCTACGAGGAGGAGCTTGTCGGGGACGGTGCGCACGGGGCCGCGGGCGGGTTTACCTGGACACACCGCTTCCGTCGCCGGGTACTGCGGGCCGGTTTCGAGAACCTGAATGACACGCAATTCGCGCTCATAACATCCTGGTGGACCCAGGCCGGGCGGGACGGGAAATCTTTCTGGTGGCTGACCTGGCCCACAACCGAACCGACTGACCCGCTATACGTGAACTGTGAGGGCGCGGCGAAACGCTTTGCTTTTAATGGCCCGGTGCGCGCCGGTATGATCGAAGCCTACGAGGTTAAGTAATGGCCCTGACTCCTACACAAGCCTGGAAGGACGCCGCAGCCGCCGGGACAGCGGAAGCGGTCATGCTGTTTGAGTTCAAGCCGACGGCGCTCTATTCGGAGAAGTGCAACCGCGATGATTGGGCGGGCGGATCGAGCCTCAGCAACCTTGACGTGGCCCACTCCACGGATGAACTGCGGCTTGCCGCATCTACTGATATTGAACATTACAGCAAGCAGGGGCGGTATGCGGCCTTGACCGGGTCCGGGTATACCTTCCTGTTTGACGCAAATAACTCCGATAGCAATATCACCGCCGGGGCGGAAAGCTATGAACAGATAGGCCAGTTTGTCCAAACGTTCAAGACGGCTGAGGCCGTGCGCCTACTCAAGCTTAAAATCGGGCTGTTTAATTCTCTTGACGGGAACCATAACAGCTATAAAGGGAAAACGATTGTCAGGTTGTTTTCACATGTAAACAGCAAGGCGAATATCACATTCAGTAAAAATTACGTGGACCCGCTGAAAGCGCACGGGTTGTATGAAAACGCGCGAATGATCGTGCAGGCCGAAATAGACCATAGCCTTGACAGCTCGGACGGCGTAAACAAGCCCGTCAAGGGCACGGATTATGACAGTGATAGCTCCGGGAATTACTGGCGTATCCTGGATTTTTCGAATGAATCCGTTTATCTGCCCGGCGGGAATATCCTATGCGCTATCGATCTTTATGCCAACACTGCAACCGGCGCGGAACACCTTCAATTGCGCGGATCAAATACGGACGCCTATACCGGCGGGCAATTTCTGACCGTCGACCGCCCGACAAAATCCGCCCTCACGCTCACCGGTGATCTTGGCTTTGCTTTCGTGGTACAGGGTTACGCTCAGTCCGGGTCCGGCATCTATTCGTTTGATCTCGGGGAAGTCCCGGCGACAACGCAGACCGGCGAGCTCGAGATGAAGTATTGGGAGCCTGCCGGGACTACCGTAAAGTTCGAATGCAGGGAAAGCGCGAACAATTCCACCTGGACCTCCTGGCGGGTCGTGCATGACAGTTCGAAACTCACCGGGCTGAGATATGTACAGGTGCGCGTGACTCTCGCCGCGGACACGAACCGCATATTCACCCCGCGAGTCTACAGTATCCGGGTTGCCTACAAGCGCAGCGATAAATTCATGCTCGCCAGCGGTCCGATGTACGGCTATCCGGCTATCGTATCGGACGCCCCGGACTACAGCGCGGAAGGTGACCCGCTGGAGGGCACGGCCCGCGCCACGGATACCAGTCAATTCAGCTTGCTTGACGGCGGGGGGATGGCAAGCCGCCTGTTCGACCTCTATAACCTGAAAAACGATCAGGTCAATATCTCACTCGGATTCAATGCAACCGGTTTCCTGGAAACGGATTTCCTGGCGCTCAAGACGCTTTGGATCGAGGATTGGGAGATTGACAGCAACCTCGTGACTGTCCACTGCTACGATCAACAGGTCAGACTGAAAGAGGCGGAAGCGCCCACGGCTGCGGACCCGCCCGTTGACACGGAACAGATTCACTTTGCGGGCCGCACGCCCGGACAGATTAAAACAGACCTGCTGGCCCTGGCCCGTATTCGCTGTTCATCCATTGACGTGAATACGAACCTTGCGGCGCTCAATACGGCCTTCCCCTGGAGTCTGTATCATGTGATAGAGGAACCAACTTCGCTGGAGAAGGTTGACCGCAACCTGAATAAGCACCTCCTGGCGTTCATGACTATTACAGAATCCGGGAAATGGGTCTGCCGGTATGTTAATTTCACCGCCACGCCCGCCGCTACGCTGTCCGGGGATGACATACTGGTGAACTCGGAAAAGTTCTACCCCGGCCGGCGGAGCCTTAAAAACTACGTATCGGTTTTTTACGGACAGCGGGAAAGCTCCACGGACGAAAAATCCTTTGAGGGTGTGGCGGTTGATTATGACGCAACAAGCGAAAAGGCGAACAAGGAATTTGCGGTAGACAAACTCCTTTCCGAGTTTATCCCGCTGGACACGGACGGCGGCGCGGCTACCGGCGTTCCCCGAATAGTGGCGCACAACCGACTCAAAATGCAGCGCCACGGCGTCAGGGTGATCGAGTTCTCCACCCGGCTGCAATACGCATACCTGCAAATCGGTGATCATATCAGCCTGACCAGCCTTTATTACAGCCGGGCCGGAGCGTCCAGCCCTAATCCGCTACTGGTCATGCTCACCCGGAAAGAGATAGACGCCACACTGAAAGCGGTCCACTGGTCCGGCCTTGTCGTGCTGGACGCGGATGAGAGCAACAGCACTCCGGATGTAGTTGAGCCGCCGACGGCCTTCACCGCCACGGCCAATGGGACGGGCGGGCTGACGTGGGCCTGGACGGCCAGCGCGGATGATGATGGCACGTACGTTGACCGGTATGAACTATTCCAGCGGTTGGGAAACGCCACCGCATGGGGCGCGGCAAAGGCCACGGTTTCCGCGACGGGTGCGGGCAGTTACAGTTACGCTGATACGGCGTTCAAGGAGCTATGTGAGTATGACTTTGCGGTCCAGGCCGTGCATGTGAACGGCAAACGCTCCGCAATGGCAACCGTGGAAAATCGACTGCTGACCAATACCACGCCGTCAACCCCGTCCGGCGGATACCTGAAAATCACCGCAGTTGCGGGCGGGTTTTACATCTACGTAAGCACCGATACGGCAGGGGCGCGATATTATAACCTGTACGCTTCCTATGATGCCAACGGCTACAAATTCATAGGGCGGATAGATGCGGGCGGGCTGCAAAAGAATCGTATCTTCTGGACCCTGCCGGACTCAACCACGGTCAAGGCGGGCGGGCTGATCGGCTTCCGCTATACCGTTGTTGATCTTTTCGGCCAGGAGGGATCGCCTTGCAGCCCCGCGCCGGTTGCCCGCTGGACTCCGGAAGTTGCCAACAGTGCGCAGACTTCCACCGCCGATACGCCCACGGCCCCGGCGTTCAATGCGGATGGGGGGACGTACCCGCAAATCGTACACATTTCCACCGGGCCATATTTCGGAATCGCCGTCCGGCTGGTGATTGTCCCGGTTGTGGGCGAAGAGGACGATATTGACCATTACGACCTTGAGCGCCGGGACGACGGCGGAACAAGTAAGGTCACATGGGGTGCGTGGGGCGCTCTGCCGGAATACAAGGTCATACAGAGTTTTATCGGTCAGGCGGCGGCAAAATCAATCCTGTATGAGAACCGGGACGCGCAATTTAAGGCCACGTGGTATTACCAGTGGCGGGTGCGGGCGGCGCACAAAAACGGGCTGGTGAGCGCCTGGAGCGCGAGCGCGGAAAAGCTGATGGCAGAGGATACGACCGGGCCGGATCAGCCTACCGTGACCGTGGTGTCACTTCCGCTTGGCAACTTTGTTACGATCAGCACCCCGGCGATCAGCGGCGGGGCTTGCCCGGACTTCGCTTATTTCAAGATCGAGGGGAGCAGCAATGCGGGCGGGGCATGGTCCACCCTGGCCGCGCAACACAAGAGCGTGATATTCATTCACGACCTGACCAATACGCTGATAACGCAAGCCTGGCGCTACCGGGTGACGGCTTACGATACCAGCGGGAACGCCAGCACGGTAAGTGCGGCGACAAGCGATTATAGCCCGACTAAGGTTGATGGCGGCGCGGCGATTATTGCCGAGTCGATTGTTGCTGGTTCTATTGCCGCCGGAGCGATAACTGCCGTGAAGGTCACGGCGGGCACGTTTACGGGAGTGGAGTTTTCCGCGAGCGTGGCGATAGTATGCGGGACAGGGGATGATGTCGCCGGATTTACCGGGGCCGACAGCACTTACCGCCTGTACGTGGGGGACGCGACCCCGGCGGATGCACCGTTCCGGGTGACAAAGGCGGGGGCGGTGACAATGACGACCGCCACAATAGACGGAACGGCGGCAAATTTAACTTGCGGGTCAAGCAACGATGTTGTCCGCCTGTCCGGGGATGATAGCACTTACCGGATATGGGCGGGGCACGCCACGGCGGCAAGCGCGCCGTTCCGGGTGACAAAGGCCGGGGTGCTGACCGCCACAAGCGCATCAATCAGCACGAACAGTGGGAATGAGCGCATTGAAATAACCACCAGCGGCGGGCTTGGAGTTATCGCCCTTTATGTTGGATCGAGCCTCAGTGCGAAGATGTTTCAGATCGATCTTGGAGATTATAACCTCGGCGCGTTCTATTGCACCGGGACAGACCCGCTTGAGTGGGGCGGGACGTACAACTGCTCCTTGCTCGGCTGGGGGTTAATCCCGAGCGCTGATTTTTGTCTCGGCCTGCCGACTGGCAGCGGGAAGTTTTACGATCTATCAGTCCCGCGCATCTATTTTAACACCACAAGCCACGCGCTCAAGGTGGATTATTCAGGCTCCACTTACACCTATTCTCCGGATGCCTAACAATGGCCGAACACAGTATTAAACTCGAATCAAAAATTGCAGCGCGGCAGTCAGATTTTGACGCATTGAAAGCGGAAGTTGACACCCTGGCCGCGCAATACGAGGCGCTGGGCCGGGAGTTGACCACTAAGCGGATGCGGCTGGTAAAGGCACAGCACCGCCTCAACGCGCTGGCCGAAATCCTGGCCGAGGAAATAGCCAAAACAGTATAATGTTACGTATGTCTTTATATTGACATTGAAAAGATATTAAATATTATTGATTAAGCAACCTGCTGCTTTAGTTGAAAACATAACAACTTTTCCCGGAGAGCGGAAACATGAGAAACCTCAGATTATGCGTGTTGGCAATGCTTATCTCGGTTCTGGCCTGTTCCGAGAAAGACAATATGACCGCGCCGACTGCGATCAGCGCATCGCCCATGCTGGCCGCGGACAGGGCGGAGCTGGCGGACATTGGTTCGGCCTCGCTGGCCGGGCCTCGTGCGCGGCAGTGGACACGGTTGAATACGCTCGGGGCGCTTGCCACAAGCACGGAAAACAAGCGCATCGAGCTGGGAGAGTACGAGGGCGGGATGCCGGAAATCCGGCTCCTGGCCGCGACAAACGGCGCTCCGATAGCGCGCCTGCGTGAAGCGTCCGGACAGGGACAGGTGGTGCTGAGTTACGCCTTCGGCGGGGCGTTTACCACCATCGAACCAGGGGATGTTCAACTCCAATACAGCGGGCACACAATTAGCCTGACAGCGCGGTCCGGCGACAGCCATATTGTCATTGACGGGGAAAAGGTTCTCGGTCCGCGCCTTGCGGCGGTTGGGGACGCGACAAGCCCGGAAGATGCGGTTGTAAAGTTCAACCTGCTGCTGGCCCGGCTGCGGCAGCACGGTTTGATTGAGCCGGGGGGTACGGCTTTAGCCGGGACACGGTAACAGACAGGATATAAAGCTCCGGTAAATCCGGCCAGATTTAACGGGGCGCAAGATACGCGAGGGCAGTTCGGTGCTCATACACCGGACTGCCCTTTTTGTTTGCAGAGAGGCCATGATGAACAATATCGAAAGCAGGATCAGGGAACTGACGGCGGAATACACCCGGCGCTGGGCCGTCCGGGGCCAACACGCCCGCGATCTGGAAAATGACGACCGGGAGCTCGCCAAGATCGAAACCGTCCTGGGGGAGCTGTCAAAGCTGATCCAGCCGCCGCCCACGGGTGATCCCGGAAAGGACGGTGCTGAATGAGCGTGCTCAAACTTTACACGGATTCGGCCCTGACCGACATGCTTTCCGACTCCGGGAGTTTTACAAACCCGGACGAGGAAACGGCGCTTGACGGGACCGCCGGGGACACCGAGGATTGCGCCTTGTGGATGGCTGTTGAGCAAACCACACTCGGTGCGGCTGTCACCACCACGGACGGGACAAGCCTGACCCTGACCGCCGCCCGGTTCGCCGCCACGGCCTACAGCGTGATAATCATCGACTCCGAGAAAATGCTTATCACCGCCGGGCACGGCACGACCGGCCTGACAGTCACCCGCGGCTATGACAGCACCACGCCCGCCACGCACCTTATCAATGCCCCGGTGCGGCTGTGCTACGACTGCACCGCGATCAGCATTGACGGGTACGACAGCACCGGCACGGATGAAAGCGGCTGGCTGAGTTACTGCGATGATAACGGAGCTGGCGCGGCTGACGGGAGCTGGGAAGCTCCGCACAGCGTATCGAATCTGGCCTACAACGCGGACGCTGATATTTGGCGGCGGGTGGTAGTGCCCGCCTCAACCGCCGCACAGTACAAAACCGACCTTGCGCACCGCATAGCCGCCACAATCAACGAGCACCGGGTAGCGTAACCGGACGGGGGCGGTATGGTCTATCTGGCAAGCACGGAAAAGATGAAACTCACGGCGAACGCCACGCTGCTGACCACGGCGGTTGACGCTGATGATACCACGCTGGTTTTCGATAACAAGGTTTTTTCTAACGGCAACTCGATCACTATCGGCGGGGAAACCATTACGCTGGGTACGACCGCGGACGGCGGCACGACATTCACCGGTTGCACGCGGGGCGGTTCTCCGGAAACCCATGCTGCCGGGCAGGAGGCTTTTCTTGCCGCCGGGACAGAGCTTGTGACCCTGACCTTTGACGGGATCAAGTATCTCAACGCTTTTAGCGCGTCCGCGAATGCGGAAATAACTATTGGGATCAAAGAGGACGCCACGATCAAAGAGCGTGTCCGGCTATCTTCCTACAACCTCTCATGGTTCAGACCATTCCACCGGGAAGTCCCGGCGAATGAAAAAATCTGGTCTCTTGTGGCATGGCTGCGGTATGACGTTAAAACCGAATGTGAAGCGAGCGGGGCGCTCCAGGCATGATGAACATCGGCCCACAGTCGTTTTTTGAGTTCTTCGAGGACGCGGACCATCCGACTACGTTTCAGGCGGGAAGCCAGGATTTGACTCTTGCGATCCAGGCCACGGAAACGGGCAGTCACGACCTCACGCTTGCAATAGCCGCGCTGGAGGCGGTCAGTCACGACCTGACCCTTGCGATCCAGGCCACGGAAACAACCGATTTCGACCTGGCGCTTACGGTGCAGGCTATCTCTTATCTGGCGCTCGTGCTCAACATCAGCGAGACGGCAGCGACGGCGGACCATGATTTGACACTTGCAATCGAAAACGCCGCCGCGACGGTAGACGTGTCTGTCCTGCTGGCGATCCGCAATGATGAACGAATGATTAACTGAGGTGGAAATGAAATATATACGACCGATCCTGATCCTGCTGCTGGGGCTTTCCCCTGGAGCGCTGCGGGCGCAGTATATCGGCCTGAACCGTCCGCAGACAGCCGCGCAAGTGGCGGAACATATCGAGGACAGCCTGGCCGCGCCGCACGTCAAGATTGACTCACTGGATCAGGACGTTGACACGCTCAAATCAATCTGGCAGCACGCGGGCAAGGGCGGGGCTGAGACGACCACCACGCTGACTGTCGGCTTTGTTACGCGGATGCCCTATGGCCCAGCGGACTCCGCCCTGACCGATTCAACGCATCATGTTCAGGCCAGGCATTTGTGGGCGATGGTGGACACCCTTCAGTCGATATGGGTAAAGGCCGGGGAAATTATATCGCCGGGACATTTCTACGCGGCCACTGACTCCGGGTACTACCACAAGGCAGACCCGGCGGCGGAAGAACTGGCCGTAGGCGTGGGGATGGACTCTGTTGCGGCGGGATCGATATTCAGGCTCCAGACCGCCGGGACGGTACAATTTGAATGGTACAGGGGCTTGATAATGGCAAACAAGGGCGTGGTGAACGACTCGGTTACGGCCGGTGTCCCGGCCCCGTCCGACTCGACCCGGACAAACACCAAATTGATGCAATTTCTCGGCCTGGCGCTGTCGGATTCAATCTCGATCCGGCTGGACATCGACCCCGGCGCGTGGATATACAGGGGGAACTGATGAGACGACTGATAATGCTATTGATCCTGTTGCCGGGCCTGCTGTGGGCGCAGACGGAAAGTAAACTCGGCTCTATGTTGACTGTGAAGCAGACTGAAACGGTGACACAGCCCGCCGGAACGATTGACCGGGTGAGCAAGCGGACGCTCAATAGCCTGGCGTTCGAGAAGGATTCAATCGGGTCTGGCCAGTTTCAGACTGTTATCAGCCCCGGCGCCCCGCTCTGTTGGGACAGCGCCGGGAAGAAGGTCAAAATTGACCTGTCCGAGAAACAGGCCAAGACAAAGGGATTTCAGAAAGCGGTACAGATCGGGCCGTCGTTTATTGAATATGACTCTCTCTGCAACTTGCACTATGAGAAGGGCGGGCTTTCGTTCGAGGTCAAGCCGCTGTTCAAGGGCGTTAAAGCGGTTTTCGAACCGTTGCCGACAATGATAAAGGCCACATATTTCCTTGAGAAAGACGGACCGGACAGCCTGGCCTGGACGCTGACGGACCCACACGGTCTGGCAGAACGAAAGATACCTGCTTTCACGGCGCGGGACGCGGCGGGTAAGGCCGTTGCGCTGATCGAGACGCGCACGGCGGGCAGTCTGAGCGTGCGGCTGAAATCGGTTGAGGGTGTGTCCTGGCCGGTGGCGATTGACCCGACAATCCAAGACACCTCTGATGTTTATGCAACTAATTCGCGTTACTTTGACATTTCGAATGCAACTTGGGCGACTGCGCATGACATAACAAGTTCTACTGCAAACGCTCTCGCTGCTGGTTTGCAGGCGGGCGCGTGGTATAGTGGCGGGAACTACGCCATCCGGCGGTCCGCCCTCTTGTGGCCGCTTACCGGCATATCCGGGGCGACTGTGGATTCAGCTTATTTTTACAGTTCAATCCAGGCTGGTTATCCAGCGGATGATTCTGTGCGTGTGGTATTTGTTGAGGGGACATTCAGCGGCGCACCTGCTGACGGTTGGGTAAATGACTACTCGACAACCGAATGGACGGAGCGGGCGAAAGTATTGGAAGGTGCAGGCGAGGCATACACCGTAGCTAACGCCGCGGGCCGGGCCGCGATACTTGCGGCCCTGGGTGACACGCTGCGGACATTCATGCTGGAGGCAAACCACGACCTGCTCGATTCAGCACCCGCAGCCGGGTCGGCTTACGGATTTCTTTATTATGGGCCAGCCGGTATCAAGCTGGTTGTTTTTACCTCAACCGGCAATCCGCCCGGCGTAACCACTGTGACCGATAGTTTACGGGCATCTGCCGTCCTGTTTGGTACGATAGACAGCACTGGAGGAGTGAACTGCACGGCGCGTGGTTTCCAGTGGTGGATTGATGGAGATACTACAACGATAACTAAAAGTGGTTCGTTTGGTACTGGCGCATACCAGGATACCACTGACGAGGCATTGCCGCTGAATATTTACGTCAAATATCGTTCTTTTGCAACAAACGTGAATAGCACGACCTACGGAGCGGTGGATTCATTTCTCACCACTGGTGGCGGCGGGAGTGCTTCGCTGATTTTCGATGGGCGCACGGTTGACACATGGATCAGACGATAAATTGCGGGACGCCGCAACCGGCGTGCTACGGCCCGCTGGACAAGCCGCACAAGGGGCGGCACGAGGGGCAGGCCGGACGTGGCCGGTGCTGTCTGCCCACGATAGCCGGGGACGCCCGGCTCTTATTTGACCGGGAGATTGTACGGACACGCCGAACGAGATAAATAACGCCGCTGTCGTTATTTCCGATCTACACTGCGGCTGTCGGTTTGGATTATACCCCTGCGACCAATGGACAGGCTTACAATTACACGGCGGGACAATCAACAAACCATCAAAATTTCAGGAGGATATGTGGTGTGTTTGGCGCGATTTCTGGGATGATTTCGTTCCAGAAGCGACACGCGGCGAACAATACTCGTTGATAATTAATGGAGATTCGGTTGACGGTCGTCACCACAAGTCTACCACGCAAGTATCACAAAATCTTGCCGATCAATTTAAAATAGCCCATGCCATTGTCCGCCCACTCGTGGAAAATCCGCTTTGCTCGAAGTTGTTTTGGATTGTCGGCACTGAGGCACATGTGGGGGAATCGGGCGAAAGTGAAGAGTTGCTTGCGTTATCCCTGGGCGCAATACCATCCACGACCAATCAATATGTCCGGCAAACAATGTGGGGATTTGTCGGGGGAGAAAAAGATGGTTGCCTCTGTCATTTTGCGCACCATATCGGCACAACCGGGTCATCACACTATGAGGCGTCTGCCATAAACAAAGAACTTACGGAACATTTTGCCGAGGCGGGGCGCTGGAATAGCCGCGCCCCAGACATTGTTGTCCGTTCACATCGACACCGGTGCGCGGAGTTTAGAATGCCAACATCCAGGGGATATGGTATTAGCGTGGTTACTCCGGGCTGGCAGGGCAAAACACCCTTTATTACCAAGATACCGGGCGGGCGGCAAGCGGAGCCTCAAATCGGAGGTCTCGTTATCCGGCAAGGGCGGCACGACCATTACACGCGGACCTTTGTCAAGTGTATGCCACGGGAAAAAGAGGAAATACTATGAGTGATATTTCGGCGGAAGCATGGAAAGAAGCACAGCAAGAGCTGGCGCAACTCTGCCAGACATACAAAAACGGCTGGCGCTCGAAACGCATGGACCCGGACCTGTTTGAATTTCTGCGCATCGGGCGTGAAGGGAACGTCCCTTGGCCCGCGCTGCATCGGCTCTGCCAGGAGAAAAGGCTGACAAATTTACAGGGCTGGGAATCATTGCGGCTGGCCTACAACAAAGAAACGCAGGAGCGCGCTTTCATTGCCCACACCGCAACTGAGGCCGAGCAAATGGGATTTTCAAAAGGTTATCAGCTCGATTGAATGTGGGACAAGCGCGGCGGTTTACACAAGTTTCAGGCGGCGCATTGCGCGGCTGAGGGTGGTTTCCGGGCCATTGGCGGTCATAATTCTTTCAAAATTATCGGCCTCTGCAAAATAATCCCACGTGAGCAGTTCGCGCCCGCCGGGCCAGACCCGGACCGTCAATGTCATATTGCGCGGCCCGTACTGGTCCTGGTACTGCCTGTCCAAAGTCAGGGCACAGTAAACCAGCAGAAAGGCGCACGTCTGGCATTGCATGTCCTTGTCGATCACTCGCCAGTATTTGAGCCGGACGTATACGGTATTGTGCTCTGGCACGATCCGCACCACAAGGCCAAGATTGAACGCCTCGATTATGGACAAGAGCAGCTCTTCATCCATTAGAGGTTAATCCGCGCCATTTATTTTGAACATACTCCATCCGCTTCATAGACATTGGTTATTTTCCAGCCGGTATAAATGTTAGGCTCAAAAGCGATGCTAACGTATCTATTTGCGCTGCCGTTATAATCACAACAACACCATATAATTGTGACCGAATTGCCGTATTGCGATCTAAGCACCTGGTAGTCACAATGATTTTCAAAAAACAATAGACTCGTTTTCTTGTCATTTTGAACAGAATACCGCACCGTGAGGTTGTTTGCTACGGATTTTGTTCCCGGTTTAATATGATGGTTTGTATATGTGTCCGGCATCAACGCGGCGCATGAGCATATAAACATAAAAGACAAGGCTATTATTGCTTTGGCAACAGGGACAATCCTGTTCATTGCCGTACCCCTTTCGCTCGGTTGTTGCCCGGTGGTGGCGCTATCGTGATGCTATTACCGCACGCCGGGCAGGAAACGGGGTGCTGCTCAACGATCTTGCGGGCAAGGAACACAATTTCGGGCGGGATTTCGCTGCTTGTTAGGAAGCGCTGGATGAGCGCATAGAGGTTTTCTCGCTCCCTATCGCAGACCTCTTTGACAATCTGCTTAATCTCTTCCTGGCTTAGCCCGGTTTTCTCCGGCTCTGGAGCCGATTCTACCGCGCCAGCGGTCACCTCGTCAAGAGAGAATCCAAGCACGCCGGACATTTTTTCAATCATTTCATCGCTTGGTTGATAAACGCCTTTCTCCCATGCGCTTATTTTTGAAGCATTGTCAAGACCAAGCAAATCCGCAAGCTCCTTTTTAGACAAGCGTTTAGCCTCTCGCTTGACTTTAATATAAGCCCTGGTTATAGAATATTTTCTTGGCATAAGAATTTTTCATATAAAAATAGTTTAGAAACCTATTGACAAACTATCGCCGATAGCTTATGATATACTCAGCAATACAAAATCATCTTAAACATTCTACAGAAATCAAGCCATCCCGAAAGGAATATCCATGGCGAACAAGCCCAAAAACGGAAACCTCGTGCCGTTTGTCTGCAAGGTCAGGCCGGACCAGAAAGCCGCGCTCAAGGCAATCAGCTCCCGGACCATGATCGCACAGGCAAAACTGGTGCGCACGTACCTGGACAACCTGATTGCCGACTACGGCCAGGGCGCGAAAGCAATACATGGCAATATAAACATAGCACCCTGAATTACGGCAGTCAATAGGAAGTATTTCAGGATTCTATACCGCTTTCCCGGAGGAATCATGTGTCAACCTACAGGGTTAACGTCCCGGATGCTCTGTACGGTGCTAAAGGATCAGTCTTACGGAGCCAATCTCGTAAACCGCCTTTCCGATCGGCTGAATGTCAGCGCCCCGCTTATCTACAAGTGGCAGTCAGGCGACTTACCCATGAGTCCCGACGTTCTGCCCGTCCTGTACGACCTCGCGAAGAAAGACGCCCGCGTCTATCAGATGCTCATGCCCGACAATCTCATTGCCCTTGAAAAACCTACCGCCACCAGCCTGCCCGCAGTTCACGGCGCGCTGGCCGAGAGTATTTCAAGCGGTGCGGATGCGCAGCGCGTAGTGCTGGCCGCACTGGCCGACGGGCACATACACGATTGGGAGTTGCCGGACATTGAGGCTGCTGCGACAAAGGCTGCGGCGCGTGACATACAGATGGCGCAGGTCTGCCGGAACCTGATGATTAACGGGATGCGGTGCGGGACTCAACCTCAACTTGCACTGGCGTAAGGGATAAAAGGGGGCAATGTGCATTCAGAGCTTCAAAAGGCGGAAGACAATTTCCTTGTCATTCTGACAACGGAACAGGAAGCGGAAAAGGTGCGGCTTGGCAAGGCGAATGATCCACTCACTCAGAAAGGGGCTTCAATGCACAGTCAGACGATCAGGCAGTGGCAGAGAGTTGAGAGCATGCAGGACCCGGAGAGCCGAACGAGTAACGCGGTTGATTACCCCGCGGCTGACGTACTGCAAAAGGAAATGCGCACGTATATGAGAACGGTGAGGGAAGCCCCGATCATAATTCTCCCGCTACAGCACAAGCGCCTTCCGCCCCGGCGCTACCCGGTCAACCGCAGAAAAGATGCCTGGACACCGGCGGAAGATGCGATTGTCAAGGCGGTCTATCCGACCGGCGGGATTCAGGGGACGCAGCAAGCGCTTGTCGCCCGTGGATTCAGGGAGCGCTCAACCCGCTCGCTGTATGCGCGGGCGCACGGCTTCAAACTTCGCACGCAGGTTGGATCGAAGTTCAACCCACGGCTGCACAGAGAGGATGTTACATGCACGCGCTGATAACCTGGATCATACTTGCCGTACTGGCATTCGCGGCGGGCTGGGGTTTCATGGGCTGCTTGCAGCAGTGCCGGGCCGGCCGCCGGGCGAAAAGGCTGAGAAAGAGGCTACGCGATGACACCTACCGAGCCTGAGTTTGGGCTGCTTTTTCTGGCGCTGTTCTGGCTGGGCGTGGCAGTCGCGGCGGTAGCGGAATGGATATGGAAGAAAAAGTAGCGGCTGTTTCGCGGGATACAACTCAGGGTGCGCTCAGTACAAGCACCAAGCCGCAAGGCCGGGAGACCTGAGTCCCGGACAGCCGCAAACGGCGGCGGGCGTAGCGTGAGCGTGCCGACTATAGCGGCCTGCCCCATAGGCACTCCTGCGAAACCCGCCAGCCGTTCTAATCCCGGAGGTTGAGATGGTTGAAGCCGCAACAGCACCCGTTTTCAAAACTACACAACTACAGCTTGTGCATATCTTTTCCAGCGACATGATGATGTGTATCGGCTATCAATGGGAGCTGACGCCGGATGATTATAACCTGGTCTACCGTTCGCAGGTTTTCGGGAACGTGATCAGCGCCTACGGCGCGATGATCCGCCAGACAATCGCATGGGACAAAAGCCGTGCTGTTTAACCCGGAGGGAACGATGGAAGGCTGGACAATCTTCAAGCTCAGTATAAAAAACTACATGGGTATCGCCGAGCTGACTGTTGAGCCGGGCGACCGCAAGATTATCAAGTTTGAGGGGCCGAACGGCGCGGGCAAGACAACTGCGGTTGAGGCTCTCTGGGCGACGCTTCGCGGAATGGCCGGGATCGGTAAATCCCCGATCCGGTTGGGCGCAACCGCGGCGGAACTTTATGTCGATCTGGAAAAGGCCGGAGAGCACTTGGTAATAACCAAGCGCATAACCGGCAAGACAATCAAGCTGGAAGTCGGCAACGGGAAGATGATTTACCCCGGCGCGCCGCAGTCCCGGCTTGACCCCTTGCTTAACCGGATCGGCATTGACCCGCTGGCGCTGTCAAAGATGAAAGACTCGGAGAGAATCAAGTTGTTGCTCCAGGCAACCGGTAAGGCGAATGAAATGTCCCGGCTGGACGGCGAGGCGGCTGCCGCGTACACGGCTCGGACGGTTGTAAACCGGGATGTCGACAAGTTGAAAGTGAAAGTCGGCAACTTCGATCCGAGCGATACTCCGCCGGCAGAGGTATCAGCTGCTGAAATATTGCTCCGGCTCCAGTCCGCCCAAAACGCGGCAAGTTACAGGCGGGATTGTGAATCAGATCTCGCCGCCTGGGCGGAAGAGGTTGAGGATATAACGGCAAAAATCAAGGAACTCCAGAAAGAACTCACGGATGCCAACCGTAAACTGAGCGAATGCGCAAGTGCCGTTGCCGCGCTTCCCCCGCCCGCTGATATCGCGGCCATCGAGGCTGAGCTATCCACGGTCGAAAGTCGCAATGCCGCCGTGCGTGAATACAAGCAGAAATCAGCGGACAAGGCGGAACTGGATAGCAAGGTGCAGGATGCGGCCCGGCTGACCGTTGTGATTGATGCCAGCAAGGCCGAAAAGCTGGCAATACTGAAAGACAATCTCTCCATCCCTGGCGTGACAATCGAGGGTGAAACGCTGCTGGTCCAGGGCAAGCCCTATGACGATCTGTGCGGCAAAGAAAAGATCGAAATCGGCCTAAGAATCGGCGTCGCCCTCAAACCGGAACTGCGGATAATCACCATCGCCGACGGCGCGGAGCTGGACAGCAACACGTGGGCCTGGATCGGTCAGTTCGCGGAAGAAAACAATCTCCGGATCATCAGCGCCGTGGTTGCCGACAAGCCAAGCGGAGAGGGGTTTTTCATCATGGACGGGCGGCTGGTTTCCGAACCCGCTCTGCCGCTCTGAGGTGAAGCTATGTTGCCTGATGCTGAAACCAACCGCACGGTCAAAATGCTGAGAATCGTACAGGTGTGCTCTCCGTATGCACAGCGCTGTGCGGCGACAGCGGAGCAGCGGGAGCGCCTTGCGGCGCGCTATGACCGTGCGCTTGCCCTGCTGGCGCGGCACGACCGGAGCGTAGCGGCCCGCTACGGCCGCGCCCTGGCCGCGCATCCATCCCCCTACCGCCCGGAGCCTGACCCTGCCCCTGGCATCCGCTGTCAGTGGTGCGGGCGCGAACTCCAGCGGAGCGTTTATATCGGCGGGCGCTGGATTGAACTTCACGAGTGCCCTGTCTGCGACGAGGGAATAGGGGGCCGGGCGATCTATGGAGTGACCAACTGCCGCGGCGAATACCAGGAGGACTGACTGATGTTACAGATACAGAAAGCCGAAAGGACAAAACTATTAATCCGAGGCGCGCTAATAGCTCCGTCCGGCGGGGGAAAATCGATGTCTGCCTTGCGGTTAGCGCGTGGGATAGTCGGGCCGGATGGCAAGATCGGCGTGATTGACACTGAGGCCCGGCGGTCTCTGATTTATGCGGATGAATTTAACTTCGACGTGCTGCACCTGGACCCGCCTTTCCGCCCGGAAAGATACATAGAGGCGATAGAGGCGTTTGAGGCGGCACAGTACGACATCATCATTATTGACTCGGCCTCTCACGAATGGAGCGGGATAGGGGGGATCCTTGAGGATTTGGACAACATTCCCGGCCCGAACGCATATGTCAAGTGGAAAACCCTAACCCCGCGCCACAATCATTTCATTGAAAAAATGACCCGCTGCAAATCTCACCTGATTATTACGCTACGCGGCAAGGATCAGTACGTCCTGGAGGAGAATGACAAGGGCAAACAAGCCCCGAAGAAGGTTGGCATGGGGCCAATCCAGCGGGACGGCCTGGAATACGAATTTCAGTTTGCTCTGCTGATCGACCAGCAATCACACGTTGCGACGGTATCAAAGGATAATACACACCTGTTCGAGAACCATTGGGAGGTATTGACAGAGAAGCACGGGGCCGCACTCCGCGAGTGGAGCGAAAAGGGTACGGCAGAACTGCCGCCACCGCCGGCCCCGTCTTCGAATGCGCACCCTTCAGTCGAACAACACTCGGCAGCGCAAGGACAACCTAAGCCCGCCGCAGCGCTGCCGGCAGACGACCGCTCCGCCTGGTGGAATATGATACTTGAAATGTGTCAGGGGGATGAAATAGACGCCGCCGATTGGCTGGAAAGTAAAACAGCGTATACGCCAGTAGACGGGCCGAACAAGGGAAAGTCGATCCCCGGCAAGCGGCGGATTCAGGATATTAAATCTGCCAAGCAGTGGGAGTATCTGCGGCATGATATCCAGCGGGCGCACCAGAAGTATATACAGAACAAACCCGCCGCCGTGGGCGCGGGAGCAGAACAAACCTTGCCTTTCTGATGGAGGTTTTATGCAGGGCGCACAAGCCGTGCAGACTGACATGTTCGCGGAGATTGCCGAGCGGCGGTTTCTGGCCCGGCATCCGGGGGAAATGACCATCCAGGAGCGGTTTGACCTGTTCCACCACAACCACCCGCAAGTGTACGCCCTGTTCAGCCGGTACGTTAAAAGCCATATCGCGGCGGGACGCCGACGGATTAGCAGCAAGCACCTGATCGAGCGCATCCGGGCAGAGGTGAATATCGGTACTGACGGGGCATTTGAGATCAACAACGACTTCACAAGCCGTTATGTCCGCAAGTACCTGGAACTAAACCCGCACCACCGGGGACTATTCCGGCTGCGGGAACTGAGAACGGAGTGAAGCCGTTCTTTGACGTGGCAGGCGGCGAAAGCCGCCGTAAAAAACAGAGACTTGCCGGTTGAGAACGCATTCTCAAGGATAGGTTGCAAATCGGTCTCTATCCTTGCTGCCGGGAAGACCGAACCAGGGCAGTCAGGAGGGTGAATATAATCCCTCGCAAGTCTCTGTAAATAATAAGGGGTATAAAATGGCCGGGAGTTGGAGAAAAAAGCGAATTAACATTGCCCCAGGAATGAGGGAGCGTGGGTATGTGTATAAAAACACCGGGCTTGGTTTGTTTAAAAACCACCACAACGAATGGTCTGTTACTCATCTACTATCTGGGTACAGCATACATACTTTTAGCACAGAAAAACAAGCAAAGAAATTTATCTTAAAAATAAAGAATTTGCTCGATTTTAATATATCAGCAGAAGAGATAAAAGAGCATAAGATCAATAAATATATCTTAAAAAATATGATAGAAGCGCATCAAATTCTTTAACATGTCAGGCGGAGTAAATATGTCTCGCATCCTGCTGGCCCTGATACTCCTGGCCGCGCCCATCGAGGCGAAGTGTCCGCCGCACCACTGGCACAGAAACACGGATGTCAGGCTGTACGATTGGGACTGGCAGGGCGCGGGTCCGGCATGGTGTGACACGACACACCCGCTGGCGGTCTACCAGGCCAGGACTCCGGCGGACTCGCTACGCGATACACTGAAGGTGTACTTCCGCTGTGATAGTTGCGGGAAAAAGGCGGTTGTTTTCCAGGGGCTTGTTCCGGCAGATACATCGAAAAACTGGAAGGTTGAGCTGATCGAGAAACACTGACCGCGGCGGAGAATGAATGTTTATCGCTCTGACCATGATCGCAGAAATATGCGCGGGACTAAATAAAGGCAGTTCCGTGCTCGCGCCCAGGGGCGCACCGAAACACCCCCTCATATTTGATGCCAGTAGGCGGAAAGCTGGCCCGCCCTGTGCCGGACAGGTCCGGGTGCTGGAGTTTCAGCATCCTGGTTAGCGCGGCAACCCATACGATTGGCAGGATAGCATACGACTGAGCGCCCGGCGGGGTATGGTGACCCCGTCGGGCAACCTGAAACAGGAGATATTAAAGGGTGAATAATGGCTAAACACCGCTATGTTAATACCCATTTTTGGGATGATAAATACATCATGAAGTTACCGCCATTATACAAGCTGATATTTCTTTATTTGATAACCAACCCATTAGCAAATGCAGCCGGAGTATATGAAATAACAATCGAACGAATGTCTTTTGATACTGGTGTTGAATTAAAAAGGGTTCGAGAGGCTTTAGAACGATTCCAGGCTGATAAAAAGGTAGTTTATTTCCCGGCATCGAGCCATATCCTGCTGGTAAATTCGCTCAAAAATCAACCTCTTAACCAAAATATGAAGGCCGGGATCGAATCAATCATGGCGAATTTCCCGGAAGACGTTAAAGCATTCTATGAAAAGACTTTAGGTAAGGCTTTGGAAGGCTTTCAAAGCCTTCTGAACGCTTCGGGTATTTTATCTTATTCTATTTTATTTAACTCTACTCTATCTAATCCTGTTCAAGAGGTTGAACAGGGCGATGGTTCTTTTTCTGAAAATGACTTTGAAGATTTCTGGAAAATCTACCCGCGAAAAATCGAGAAGAAAAAAGCACAAGCGATCTGGAAACAGATTAAACCGTCCGATGAACAGAAATCAAAAATTTGCTCTGCTGTAGAGGCTCAAATCAAGTGGCGGGTGACAGCGAATGGAGAGTTTCGCCCGGAATGGCCGCACCCTACAACGTGGCTGCGGGGGGAGCGCTGGAACGATGAATTGCATTCTGGCAACGGCGGGCGGGCCAGCCCTGCTATTCAGGCCGCACCACTGATAAAAAAATGTGGTGTTTGTGGGCGGGAATATGACAGAAGAAAAATCAGCACGTGCCCGACATGCGCGGGGATTGCGTGATAGATGCCAAGCAAATGGCTGAACCCGATAACATGGAGTTCCGACAAGTACATCCTGCTCCAGGGCGACGCTTCGAACGAGGAATGCCGGAAGCTGATAAGGGGCGAGGGCCTGATCCTGCCGGACAGCTACGAATGGGACAGGATTATTACTCGCACATGGGTTAAGTGGTCAGACGAGTGGCAATGCGCGGTTGAGTATGCACGGCCGAACGAGGAGGGCGCGTTTATGCGCACGGTGATCCGGCTCAAAAAGAGGGTGTGAAAGTGACATGGCTCTATATCCCGAATACTGGCTTATCGACCTCTGCTCCGGAAGCGGAATGCTTGGAGAGGCAGTCAAAATCGCCCTTGACGGACGGGTACAAACCGTGGCTTACACTGAGCGGGAAAGCTGCGCAGCGGCCTCTCTTGTGGCGCGGATGGAAGATGCGTCCATGGATCAGGCTCCTATCTGGGATGATGTTAACACCCTCACAAGCCCGGAGTTCCTTGAGTACGTTCAAGGCTTCCGTCCTCTCACAATATGCGCCGGATACCCTTGCCAGCCATTCAGCCACGCCGGGCGGCGACTTGGCGAGTCTGATCCGCGGCATCTATGGCCCGCGATTGATCGATTTATTGGCGCGGCGCAACCCGAACTCGTGTTCCTTGAAAACGTCCCAGGGCATGTTCGACTTGGGTATGGAACAGTCCGCAGAAATCTCCGCGACAGAGGCTATGCTGTTGAGGCTGGACTATTCAGCGCGGCGGAAGTTGGCGCAAGCCATGAGCGGTGCAGACTGTTCATCCTGGCGGTCGCCGGAAGCCACGGAGAGCAGCCACGGCGGGCCGAACGGAAGGGGGAGCAAGGGCGATCCGAAACTTTGCATGCAGGCAGCGATGTGGCAGACACCAGCGGCGGACAGTTTCAGAACTCGCGGCGGGGAGAGGAAAGACGAGTTGGGGTTGACGGTGCAAGCGAGGCTTTGGCCCACGCCACGCGCCAGTGCAAACGAGAACCGCACGACACGTCCGGGGCCTTCACATGGGAACTTCCACGGGAAACTACTGGCGGGGGAAGTTGCGAATTGGCCGACACCAAGAACCGTAGACAGCCAGGGATCGGGTTATCAGAGGGATCGGGGCCAGAAGGGCCAGGAGAGACTGACGCTGAGCGGGATGGCCTCCCGCTGTTTGCCCCAGCCCCAGATGACGGCCGGGCTTGGGGAGAGATTCTTAACCAGAGGCCCGAGGTTAAACCCGGCATTTGTAGAACTCCTGATGGGTTGGCCGGTCGGCTGGACTCGGACAGATTGCGCCTTACCGGCAACGGAGTTGTTCCGCTGGCGGCGGCTTATGCGTTCCTCTCTCTGGCGGCTGTGCACGCCCGGAAAGGATTAATGTGAGCATCCTGCTTTCAATTGATCCCGGCGCGTCCACCGGCTGGGCGCTGATTAACGTAGCGCGTGAGAGTGTGCTGGAATTCGGCGTGCTGCGGCAAGCCGCGCCGGATTTCGCCGCCCGGCTGCGGGTGCTGGCCGCTATCGCCGGCTGGTTGGTGATTGAAGATCAGTATGTCAGGATCAATCCGCACTCAGCCTTGAGTGTTGCGCGGAGCAAGGGGCTGGTGATCGGCATCCTGGCCGACAGGTTTCCGCCAGAGCGAGTGCGAGAGGTTAACCCGCAGACCTGGCACAATGCGAACGGGATCAGGGGCGGGCGGCTGGCGTGCAAGGCCGGGGCGATGGTGATTGCGCACGCAGCGATCAGCGGACGCATAAGCGGTGAACTATTGCAGGACGCGGCGGACGCTATCTGCATGGGATTGGCCGCGGCGCGGGCAATCAAGGCGGAGCGCCTGACCCGCGAGCGCGAAACAGTAACAAGGCTGATAACCCTGGAGGAACAAATGAAAGACAACAGCGGCCCGGCGTTTCCGGGCGAACAGGGGCATACTCCTGGCGGTACATGGAACCAGACCTGGAGTCCCGGCATGACCCTGCGCGAGCATTACATCGGGCAGCAAACGGCGGCGGCGCTGGGTGCGCTTTTGGCAGCGCATGAGCAGCGGAAAAGTTTGATCGACTTAAAAACAATGGAAGACGTGTTGGCAAGGAAAGCCGCCCTGATCGGCGAACTAACCGCCGATGCCATCATTGCGCGGCTGAAGGAGGAGAAAAATGCCGAGTCGTGAGAAAACTCGCAAACTGCGGCAAAAGCTACGGAAACGGCGCTACAATCCGTGGTGTCGGGCATACTGGAATCTCGATCTACTGGATTATACGCCCGGCTATAACGCGGAGCAACTGGTGAACCATACCGCTACAAGAATTATGAAAGAGGAGAAAGATGCCTGACCTGACGCAAGACCCGAAGGTGCTGGAAGCGTGTGGGTGGGGCTTTGCGGAAAATGTGTTTGATGGTTTTAAACCTTCCCCCACAATGGACGAGTTGTGGGAAGGGCTGTGCAAGGTGTGCGTGGAAGCCGGTTATCCACAGCCCGTGCTTAATGGTATGACCGCTGTAAACATTAGTCCACATGACCTCGTGCCGGGATGCTCGGTTGGGGCTACAGAAGCCGGTTCTCTCCGCAATGCTATAGCGGCGGCTATTTTGTGGCTGCTGGAAAGGAAGGAAGCATGAGCGACATAATGCCTATCTATAAATCTGAGCAGCAAAGGCTTCAGATCGAGAACGAGGACGGCACGGAAACTATAGACTGGCAGGGCGCGGAGAAAGATTACAGGGAGGAGAAGCCAGTAAAATGAGCGTTAAAATCACAGCCGACAGCATTTCTCTCCTGCTGCAACAGAAACACTCTGCGGATATCTGTGTCCCCGAGTGCAAGACCGGATCGACAGTTTTTTCTCACTTCCGGACGCTGGACCTGTGGGTTATGCCGCGCTCTTGGGCGCACATGAATATCATCGGCTATGAGATCAAGGTTGACCGGCAGGATTTTCTACATGATGAAAAATGGCAGGAGTACCTGCCCTATTGCAACTCGTTTTATTTTGCCTGCCCGCCGGGAGTGATCGCGCCGGAAGAGTTGCCCGCAGAGGTTGGGCTGCTGGTAACGTCCACGCACGGCAAGATGCTGTTGAAGAAGCGAAAGGCGGTGCGGAGAGATGTGCATATACCGGAGTCAATATATCAGTACATCCTCATGAGTCGCACGAGAATAATAAAAGAACGCAGCGATGGGGCACAGGGAGTTGCTTTCTGGCAAGAATGGCTGAAAGAAAAACAAATAAATTCCCGGCTCGGCTGGGCTGTTGGCAAGGCGTTGCGCGAAGAAATAGAAACCAGGGTTGAGAAAGCGGATCAGACAAATACTGTCCTCCAGCGGCAGATTGAGCGGCTTGAAGATGTTAAAAAAACACTGATCGAATTGGGATTAGATGCGGGCGTGAGCAGTTGGGATGTCCGGCGGATGGCGCGAGAGTCGGCAAAACTAGTCCCGGTAGAACTGAGGCGGTCAATTACTATTGTACAGGCCGAGCTTAAGCGGTTCGAAGACGCTTTGAACGGCCTGGAGCGCGGGAACACACAGCAGAGTGCATAAACCAGGGAGGAGAAGCCATGAACTGGACACCCGACAAACTCGAACGGTTCTGGGAAGCGTGCGGATTTAATAGCGAATCCGTTCTCGTGTATAAAACGGTTGTAACACATGAAATTCCGGTTTTCAATGGACTATGGCTTCGCCCTGAACACTGTCCGCTCGAAACCCTGCTGGGCATACTGGAAGCGGCGCTTGCACCAGCCGATCCTACTCATTGGGGCTATCGGGTTGAAGGCTACCCCAAAGGCCCGTACACAATAAAGTGGTTAAACCGGCTTGGCGGCGTGTGTTCGCGGCAAACAGCCTGTCGGAAGGCGTTGACCTGTTTGATCTCAGTCAGAATTTGGGGCATGGGGATATCCGGGTGACGCAGCAGCGGTACACCGGGCGCGGTGATGGCAAGAAAATAGCCGAGAGGCAAAGGAGGATCGGGTGATGCAGGAGTTGACACAGGAGGAGGCGGAGCGGTGCGCAAGGGCGTGCAGGG